TTAGACGAATAATTGCGACTTCAACGGCTTCTGCGCCGATCCGCCCCTTGCTTAACGCTTTCTGGAACTCATCTCCCGACAAGCCGTACATTTTGCGCAGCTCTTCCTGCAGCGCCACGCCGCGTTCCTGGAACTGCAGTAGCTCTTCACCCTGCAGCCTGCCTTTTGCTTGCACCTGCCCGTAAGCAGTAACAAGACCCTGCAGTTCAGCTCCAGTTGCTCCACTTACGTCAGCAAGTCGGCGGGTGGTTTCTACAACGTTTTCCGCTTCAACGCCAAATGCCTGCAAACGCTTGGCTGAGTCAATCAGCTCAGTGCTTGTAAATGGCGTGACCGCGCCAAGTTGCTGCAATTCTTTTATAATTTTTCCAGCTTTTTCTGCGCTACCGGTTAGCACCTGCAAACTGCGGGTCTGACTTTCAATCTCTGCGGTTTTGGCAAAAATAAATTTTCCTACCTCTAGAGCCGAAATTCCAGCAGCAAGTTTTGTTATCGCGCCGCCAAGTCCACCAAACGCCCGTTCAGTTTGCTGCGCCTGATTCTGAACCTCACGCAACTTTTGCGTAGCGCCACGGCTATCAACATTGATGGCAACGTTGGCGACGACAGACACGGCTAAGCACTTGCGTTAAAGCCAGTCTACCGGCGTCGTTTCATGCGGCGTTCTTGTTCTTCGTTTGTCAAATCAAAATAAGCAGACCATATCAGCAGTTCCTCCATCGTCACCTCCGCATTGAGCCGAGCCAATGAATAGCCCAGCTCTCTCGCCACACCAAGCTGCAGCAGCAGTAGGTTGTCCTTTTTAAGCTCAGCTTTTACGGCTTTTCATGTCGGTATCGTTCTGCTCTTCAGGGTTGGTGATAATGGCGAGCATCATGGCTTGAAGGTCAGAATCCAGCACGTCGTTTTTAAGCTCAGCGATTTCACCGACCTGAAAAAGACGCTGCCCTGCCTCGTCCGTTGCCTTGGTGACCAGCAGGTTCAACGCAAAGCCATTGGCATCGTCACCACCTGGCATTTTTTGTGCCCGCTCACGTTCAGCCATCGTCAAGGCACTTGCGTAAAACTCAAACGTGCTGCCATCGTTCAGCGTCACAACGCGCTTGATGGGCGTCAGGTTTGCAGCCTTTTTCAGCCGAGCAAGAGCAGACGAAACAGGCGCAGGCATAAAACGGGTTCTTTGTTATCACTTTAGACATAAAAAAGCCCCCAGTGCAACCTGAGGGCTCAACCTTGGCAGCCTCAGCTTAGGCAGTGGCAAAGTCAAAGGTTGGCACGCCGGTAGGACGGAATGCAATCTCAACCTGCTGCGCATCGTCAGGGTTGATGTTCAGGCTGGCGCTGATCAGCACGGCATCCATGGAGATGCTACGGCTCAGGGCCTCAGTGCTTTGAAGATCGGTGTACAACTTGAACGCGCAACCAACCTGTTGACGCTGCAGCACGTCTTCAACCATACGGTTGGACAGAGCAGCATCTTCGTTGGTTACATAAACCGTGGCGGTGCCGTTGCCATCAGCAAAGCCGGGGATGTAGGCACGGAAGGGTGCATACTGGCCGGCGGTTTGACCGATGGTGGTCACGTCGATTTCAGCGCGGCTGATTTCAAAGGACCAGGATTGCACCTGACCGACAGCAGCGTAATCCGCGTAATACACCTCGAACTCGTTAGGTGCAGCCAAGGTGCCGTCATCAGTGATGGCAAGAATGGTGCCACCAGCAGACGTGGAAACAGTCAGAGCACCAGTTGCTGCGGTGTAGCTCAGCACGTAGTACGTGGTGGCCGAAGAAATGGGAGCGGGCAGGGTGCCGGTGCCAGAGCCACCAGTTTGACCGTTGATAACACTGAACTTGACGGGATCGCCAACCTTGAAATTCAGGTAAGGCTGAACAGTAATCGTGTCAGTGCCAGCATTTACGGCAGTTTCACCGAATGTACCGGTGGTGCCAGCGGGCTTGTAATAAAGGGCGCCGGACGTACCGGACAGAACAGTGACAGCCATTGTTGTATGCGGTATTGGCTGTTATGAGTCTAGCTTTGCTCGTAAGCCTCAAAAGTTATCGCCACCTGTGTCTGGGAAAACCCTTCCGGCACAGAGGGTTCGATGGTGCGCGGGCCATTTGCGGCATCAAATTTTATATTTTCAAGCTGCAAACGTGTGAACAGGTTGATGCAGCGTTGAGCAATAGTTAGCCCTGCGCCAGGGCCTTGACCGCGAGGCGTAAAGATGTTGAAGACGAGTGTTCCATTGCGACGATCAAAGCCTGCGCCGGTTCCACGAGCAGAGGTGGTCAGGATCGTCATGTAAGCCGAATCGCCCCAAATGATGTTTGTTTGAACCCAGCTTGCGTTATTGGGTGGGCTGAACGGAACGTTTTGGTAAGCAACAGGTAGGACAGGAAAATCCGCAAACTCCGTTGCGATGCGGCTTTCGATGTACGAGCGGACGGTGTTAAGGCTCATGATGAACGACCGATCCGGTCCGCTTCTGCGTTGACGTAAGTTTGAATGTCTTTGGCGATGGAATCAACCCAGCCACCAGGAAGGCCCGATTTGCGACTGCCTTTAACCGCCAATGGTTCAGCGTAAATCAGGTTGTTGTGGATGCTGTAAACGTTGCCGACCTGCTCACTGCCAAGCTGATAGTTCACAGCAGTAGGCGGCGGAGCGTTTGGATAACTGCCCTCAGGTTGCCCTTGAAATGGTGCAGCGTTTTGGCCAATGGCCCAACTTGCCCTGAAGCGTCCGGTATCAACAGGGCTATCAAGTTTCAACCTGCCGTCAGCCGTCAGCACAGCAGCGGTGATCAGCTTATTGATCTGCCCTTCGGCATACTGGCCAATCTCACCGATCCTGATCTGGCGTGCCATATCACTCCCTCAGGAACAACTCAAACACAATTGCGAGGTTATCCTGCTCAATCTTGTTGACCTGCACGGTCTGCATGATGCGGCCACCAACAGTTACTTGATCAGCCACGCTGGGCTCAAACGCAAGGTCAGCCGCTGCAATCGTTAGCTTCTTGTCACTGCTTTTGATCAGGTCGTTTAACTCGCGCTGAATGACGTTTTCGAGCACGCCACGCACCACGGTTTCAGATGCGGTTGGCGTCGCAGTACCCGTCGCGGGATCGTACGCGCCAGTCGTGATCCGTCTGATAGTAAGTTCACCGCCAAACCTGACCATCAGCTTGCTGGCGGTTTTCCGTAGCGAGGTTGCGAGAGCCATCAGAGCTTGTATGCGACGCAGTGACCGTTCTGTAGTTTGATGCTTGTAAAGACGCCGTACAACGTTGTGGCGGCGCTCATGGATTGGCCAGAAAGTGTGTTGCCATCCCAGTTCTGTGCAACAACTGCGTCAATCTGAGTATTTGTCGTGAAGTGAATTGCCGCCCAACGCCCGGTGCGCGTCGTGGAGTCGCCAATAAATGTCGCGCCTTTGGCGTAATCAATACCGAGAACGTTGGAGTCACTCATGATCAGATTTTATAGGCGACGATTTTGCCGCTTGCCAAAGTGACGCTGGTGAATACGCCTTCAATCGAATCACCGGCAGCCAAAGGCACCGACGTGAAAGCATTACCGCTGGCGTTCTGAACCGTTGCTGTACTAATCACTGCATCAGCAAGGGCATACAGCCGCCAAAACCTACCGGTGTGCGCGCTCGTGTCACTGATGTACTCAAAACCAATGTTGTACATATCAGAGTCGGCCATGATCAGCTCCGCCGGATAGCAATGTTGCCTGGTCCACTGATTCTAAGACCGGTCAAATACCGCTCAACAATGGGTGGAATTCGATCAGCGCCTGCTGCGGTACTGCTTGCCCCGGCGGTGGTGACGCTCAAGCTGCCGATGGTCACGGACTTGTAATCCTCAAGGCCACTCAGTGCCATGCCATCCCTGTTGTTGTTCAGATACGTCGCCAGCACACACTGAGCGTATTTAATCTGACTTGGGATTTCCGTGTCGGTGAAATAGTCCGTGGTGATGCGGAACGGGAAGCCGACGGCATAGGTGTTGATGTACGTGTCTGGCTTGCGTACACCGGTGCGAGGCCATTGCAAGGCTTGGGTGTCAGTAGCACGGGCACCAAGGAAGCGTTCACGATCAAGCCGCTGAGCAGCTGTAAAAAGTGCACGGTTTTTTTGATCGGTGGTAGCTGATGCCCACGCCGTTACATCTTCATCCTGCACAAACCCATCAATGATCGCTTCCGCTGCTGCCAGTGTCAGGTAGCTGTTGGCGTTTGCGCCGCCCACCGTTGCGTCGAGGGTAATTGCCATCGGTAGACAGCGACTGGTCTTCTGTTACTTCAAGTGTAGGCGTAGGCTCTGCATCAGAAAAAGAGGCCCCAGCCGTAGCCAGAGCCTCCCGTTCACGCAGTCGCCGAAAGGCGATCATGCCCATCAGCTGTTCTTGCGGTACACAGTGAAGGCAGGGGTGCCCACTGCGGTGCAAACGAACGTGTAGCTGGCGCTGGTAGCAGCAGCAATGGTTGCCATAGCAGCCACGCCACCCAGGGTGATGCCAGAAGCGGCAGCGGTCAGGGTGATTGCGTGAGTGGAGGCAGCCACGTTCACCACGGTCAGCTCGAAGCTGGTGCCGATTTCAAGTTGCCCACCGAAGAAGGTCTTGAGTTCAGCGCCCGT